TTATTGCATATGTCTACAAGTAATGTAACCATCTGCCTTACCTCTTACAAGAGGTTTGACTTACTTGAGAGGACAGTTACAAGCCTTTTGCAGTTTTGGTATGATGTGCCTCCTTATGAGTTTATAATTCATGAGGACTCCGGCTCTGTTCCTATGGAGTTCAGGAGGCTGCTGGATCAATCAGTATTTGAGGAATGGAAGATTAAGCCTATTTGGTTATTTTCTGAGAATGTTGGGCAAGTATTAGCCATTGACAAGATGTATAAGCTTGTCGAGACTGATTACATCTTCCATTGCGAGGATGATTGGGAGTTTGATTTTGGAGGCTTTGTGCAGGCCTCTAAAGATGTCTTGAAGGCCAATGCTTCGATTGCTTGTGTTTGGCTTAGATATCCAGCTGACCGAAATGGACATCCTGTAATTGGACATCCATTGTCCACACCTAAAAAAACTAAGTACATGCTGTTAAAGGTTGGTTACAGAAGCACTTGGCATGGATTTACTTGGAATCCTGGTCTTCGTAGGCTTAAGGATTATAAAGAGATAGGAGCATTCAGCACATTCACAGAGTTTAAATTAAACAATCCTATTAAGTCTGAGATGGATGCCAATGCCAAATACTTAGAGCATGGCTTCCGAGCTGCCTCATTACTCCGAGGTTTTGTAAGACATATTGGAGGTCGTAATTCAACATCTAAATTCAAAAAATAATATGGGAGAGCGCAATCCACTTTATGTAAAAATCACAGCAAGCTGCACAGAGGAAGAGAAAGACAGATGGCTTGTCGCAGTAGGCCAGCAATCAGCCTCAATGGTCTTGAGAAGATTGGTGAGAGAGTACTGCATTGAACAGGAGACAATGAAAGAAGAACTCAAAAATCTTAAACTTGATGGATCAACTCAAGCAACTGGTCATAATAATTGACAAGGAGATTAAGCAGAAAGGATGGATGCAGGCCAATGATAAACTTAATCAGGAGTATTACAAAGGAGCAATGGCTATGCTGAAGTATCTAAGGCACATTATCCTTTCGATGATTAACAAGTAATAAACCTTTGCTGGTTGGTGTAAGTGCGAATAAATAGCACCTTGGGAAACAGGCTGACTTATAATCGGCAGATGGAGGTTCGAGTCCTCCACCAGCAACATAATCAGGTGGCTGAATTGGTAAGGCACATACAATGAGAGTTTGCGTAGCTCGCCCGAAAAGTAAATTGTATGGTGGCATAAATGCAGGTTCGAATCCTGCCCTGATTGCTAAACAAAAAAACAATGGCAGACATAGCAATGTGTGAAGGCACTGATTGCCCAATCAAAGAGCAGTGTGAGAGGTTCACAGCCAAGCCTAATGAATACAGGCAGTCCTACTTTATAACTGTCCCTGGTAAGCATTATGATGGCAAGTTTAGCTGCGAAATGTTTTGGGGAGTGCCTCAGGAAAGGATTATGAATCAACTTAAAGACATTACAAATGGAAATAAATGACACTTCCGTTGAATTTCTATTCAGGGAATTATGGCAAGAACCAAAGGATAAAATGGTTTGGTTTGCCATTTTAAAGAAAGCTTTAGCAATGGAGAAGGAACAGATAATGGATGCTTATTGTGAAGGTGTTGCAGAATCAGAAATTATTTTATTGTCGCAGGAAAGAATACATGCCGAGCGCTATTACAATGATACATACATTGAGTAATAAAGTACAGTTTGTTTCCTCATTGGTATATTTACTTAATGAATGTTGCCTTGACTTTATGTTTTCAATTGGCTTTAATTGCCCCCATTCTATTTAGCTGCAAAAAAGATGATTGCCAAACTTGCACACAAATGCTATCTGAAGACTACTATCCAGCTCGCAATGGCTACCCAAAGACTACGTCAAGCAGTTACTACTCCTGCGGAAACAATAATGGCTGGATAGGTAACCAGGTTAATGTGCAACGGTTCATTCTTAATGATACATTAGTCACTAAAGTTTTATCTATAGATTGTCAATGAGCAAACCATACATTTCAATTGAGGAACTTGATGAGCTAAGGCTTATTAATGAGCAAGAGATTATTGAACTTCTTGAACTAAATAAGAACTTACTCCGCAGGATTAAAGACCTTGAGAAAGATATCCAGTACTTTAAAGGCCACATCAAAGACCTTGAGGCAATTAAAGTAGAAGGTAAGGCATCTAAGTCAGTTTGGAAAACCATTGCTGTTGCAGCTGCTGCATTCGGGGCTTTGGTCATGTCTATTTTTAATGATGATGAAAAATAATTTTACATTTGCTTTATGCAAAAGACTCAGATTCAGGAACTAATTGACTGGATAATTGATCATGAAGGTCAGATTGATTGCAATGATGTATTGATTAAGGCTGAACTTATAAACATGAGAACAAGGCCAAGATTTGCTGGCTACTTATACAAGGACAAACTTTACAAATCAATTGATGAATTTAGGTTATCGACTATGAACGGAGTTGATGAGCCTAAGCCTTTATATTATTCTTGGTAACTTTGACTATGGAAAAACTAATAATGAAAAACAAACTGCTCTTTTTGAGCCTTGGAATACTTGCCGGAGTCTTTATGACTCTTGTAGCTCAATCAATTACTCCTGAGGAAGGCGCAGAAATTAACTGGGTAAACATGAGCCTCAATGCTGTGGCTGTCTTATTCCTGACTTACAGAGTCTATTATCACTTAATAGACAAAGACAAGTAATGGGAGCAATCACAGACTACTTCGGGGCAGAAACTACACATAAGCCTAATGTGTTAATTGACCATCCTCAGCATTATGGAGGAGAGGAGAACCCTTATGAGGCAATCAAGGTAATTGAAGCTTGGAATCTTGACTTCCACTTAGGCAATGTCATCAAGTACATTAGCAGAGCAGGCAAGAAGGGAAGCAAGTTAGAAGACCTAAAAAAGGCTCAGTGGTATATGAACCGAGCCGTTGATCACGCAGAGAAGTTTTGATTATACCCTATAGGATATAGTTTAGGCATAATCGCACAAATTATACCCTTTCGAATATAATTGCAGGCTGTTAAGGCCTCACAAAGCCCTGCTGGATAAGTCCGGCATTGTCGCAATTAAAGCACAAGCCTTCACCTCTTAGGTTTAACTGTCTTGCCCATATTGCGAGGCTCTGCTGATAGCCTTCAAGGAAAGTAGCCATTGCCCTTTCAGTAAACTCTCTGTTGCCTTGGCTAAAGTAGTTGGCTCTTGGGCTTGCAACCTTTGCCCAAAGAATTTGATAGCAAAGAAGGTTTGCCCAAGCATCAACAAGAAACTCTTTCTGCTGGCAGATAAAGCTATCAAGTGAGCAGAGCAATTGAGCATCCATGTAGACACCTGACTGGCTATTGTCCTGACTCCAGCTATCTCCAAAACCATAACCTAAAGGAGCAGTAACCGGAAATATGCTCCAACCATTGCGCCACAGGTAAGTGAATCTTGTGGCACATTCTAAGTCCATTTGATTCCATCCCCAATCCACAAACATGCCTGTAGTTGTTTCTAAGTTGGTGCAATCAACAGCAGCCATGATGTTTATTTTATCAAAGTCAGAGTAGAACTCATTGTTGATAGGAATGTAGTTCATGCCTGGTGCAAGGTCATAAGTGCCTTGATCAAGCACCTTACCATCTTGAGTCTGATAAATAAACCAAGGGCAAGCTGTCACGGTTGTGCTTCCTGCATTATAAACAAAAAGTTGCTTGATTCGCAGGCTTAGATACTTGCTACCCTGAATGCTTACAAATGCTCCTTTTAATATTGCCTCAGGAGCAACAGTCTGAATCTGCTGCCACTGCTGAACAAAGTTTTTGCTTGTCTGAAATAGCACTTGATCAAGTTGCGCCTCTGCAGATTCAAATAAGGCAAGCTGAATGTCCCTCTTTATTCTTTGATATGACACAGCTTGGGCAGAGTTCCACATGCCAACATAAGAAGCCTGCTCCGGTGTGGCAATCTTCTCAAGAAGTTCAGAAGACATGCCAGGGTAATCGTTAATGTATAACCCCGACAAAGGTGCAGTAGATGTGCAACCTTGTAAGCCAATGTAGTTCTGCAAGCAATTCATGAACGCAAGTTAGTTATGTTTCTTGAGAAATTGCAGGAGTAGTGATTCGGAATATCTTGTTAGTCAATGCTACCCAAGCACCGAGCACTTGCCCAAGTATGAACATCAGCACGCTGTCAGATGCACTTACTTTCTCTACTTGGTATAAGTACCCAGTGCCAAGGAGCATGCCTACAAGGACAACAGATGTGCAAGTGTAGGCATAGACTTGCATTCTCTTTGAGTAGAGGTGTTGGTTCAAATCCCCGGGAACAGGCCTTTGATTAGCCCTCCTACGAACTTGCCTCTGCGTTCTGCTTTGTCTGCTTTTTGTGCCTTGACTTGGTTGCATGAATCCAAATATAAGACAGTCTTAGCCAATGCTTCATTCTGCTTGTGCAGACTATCAACCCTGTGATTAATGTTCGCCAAGTCGATGCCTGAAGTGATGCAACTCTTCGCCAAGTACTGAACATCATCACTAATTTTCGATTCAACATCATAGGCATGAAAGCGATCATACGCAATGTAAATAATAAAGAAGGCAAATAGCCACATAGTTTCAACTTTTCTCATCGCAGTAGTTTTTTAATCTCTCTTAATATCTTAGCATATCCAGTTATTTTAACAGACTGCCCATCAATTTGAACAGCCACTTGCTTGCTTAGTTTATGGTGCAAATCCCACATCACATTCCCAAAACGGAGGACAAGCAACCAAAGCCAGCCATGATTATACATGTACTTTTCAAAGTCTGAGAAGTTGCTGGTGTTTAGGTCTGCAATCTTAGTGAGCATTATTGCCCCATAAGCAGGTAAGTCAAACCCAAACTTTACTAATTCCTCTTTTAGTTCTGCTGTCATTTTAATAAGTCCAAATCACATTGGCAGGCTTAGTCGGGTCACAATCAGCATGAATAAAGCTGTTTGAGATTCCTATTCTGTTTATACCGGCCTTGAGAAGAGCATTAATCATAGTCCATCTCTTAGCCCCATCCTTGCAAGCAATGTCTGCTGCCCAACCTTGTGTGTGGCTACTTGAATCAACCCCGCCAACCTTAGCATTATGAGCAACTGTCCTGAACCCCGAATTAATGCCAAATGGGATTTTGGCAATTGACCGAGCATTATCCAGCCTTTGCAAAAACTCAGGCTTCATTTTAGAACCTGAACCAGGTGAATCAGGTGAATCAAACTCTGAAAGTGTAAAGTGCTTTAGTTGCATTGTGTAAAATTACTTTATCCGAGTGAACTTTTTAGCAGCACTTTTGACCGACTTTTTGCCAACACAGCCCCAAGCCTTCCGACTCAAATCATTGGCACATGGTGGCTTTGCACACTTCTTAATACCTGATGATCTTGCACAATAGTTATCACCTTTAGTAGTGCCTGGAGCAATGGAATAACCCTTTGCCCCGAACTTGACAGTCTTGCCTGCTACCTTGGTTTTAAACTTCTTGTCTGCCATTATCTTCCTTGTCCTCTGTACTTTTTGGCTCTGCTATCCTTTGGCCTATTGGCCTTCCTGTGCTTGCCATCTCTTCGTTTGCCAAATGTAACTTTAGCAACAGAACCATTAGTGCTTTTTGCTTTTTTCACTAACAAATATCATTTTTTTTCGCTTATTATTGCAAACTGATTTATGAAGTGTCCATCAATTTTACAGATAGAGAAATCAAATTTCTCAAAGTATTAGCATCCGGTAGGCATTATCTTAAGGATATAGTAAAACCCAATAGACAATCTGTTGCACGATGGGGAAACACCCAAGAACAAGCAGACATGCTTGGTGTAATGGGCGAATATGCCGTTGCTAAGTACTTAGGTCTTCCTTTTGATACAAGCATCAACTTAGATGGCGATGGTGGAGAGACTGACCTTATGCTTGGCTCTTACAACATTCAAGTCAAGTCCACTAAGTATAAGACAGGCAGGCTTGTTTTCAATAATCTAAAAGAAATTATTGCAGATTTGTTTGTCTTATGCTACTGCTCAGAGCCTGAGATGTCTGTGCAGATATTAGGCTACATTAAGAAAGGAGAAATTGAAAAGGTTTCTGAAGTCAAGGACTTAGGATATGGTCTTAGAATAGTTGTGGAGCAGAGACATCTATTGCCAATTGCTGACCTAAATCAATTGGATAAGTCCCTATGAGGCTTCTTATGGTGCTTACATTGTGCATACTGCTCTCAAGTTGTTATAGGAGATTTAAGTATAATGCTGCTGTTGGCAGATGGGAAACTTATGTAGGCAGAGGCAGGCCATTCAGGAGCAAGAAGCATCCGACTAAGGCAAAGCATGTGCCTGTGCCTTATTATAAGATGCTCAAGCTTGAGTAATTACTTGACTCCTGTTCTGCCAGCTTCCTTAGCTGCATCATATTGCTCTTTGCTGACAGGCCATAGCTGATGTCTGCAATTATATCCTCCTCGGTAGATAAAGATTGTGTTGGCATTAGTGCCTGCCATCCTTCCTTGCCATCCTTTAAGGCTTGCCCATTGCTTGACTTGATCAGTCGTGAAGAATCTGCCAGTCCTTGCCGAGCAGAATGGCCTTGTGTCTTCTATGATTGTGCCTGCATACAGATAGTATTCAACACCTAAGTCCTCGCTTACTGTCTGAATGTACTCTGCATTAAATGCCATTACAGAGTCGTTTGTTGTCTGCTTGATGTATCTATTCAAAAAAGGCAATTCATCCGGTGTGCCTTCAATAAACTGCCTTAAGGTCTTGTTTAACTCTGCCCTATTGCTTACTCCAGCTATGTTGCTCTTTAGCACTTCCTGAATGGCATTGCTGAAGTTGTTTCTAATTCCTCCTCCTATAAGAGCATCCTTAGTAACTTCAATATTAGTCTCAAGAATGGCTTTATAAAGTTCAGTCTTCGGGGAAAAGTCATCGAGAATTAAACTTAAATATTCATTGGATGCTTCTGCAAGAGCCTTGTATCCATTAATCACAGCCACTACTTCAGTCTGATAAGCTGCATTGTTTACAATGGTGTCAGCAATGTCCTTCTTAAGCTTGACCATCTCTCTTAAAGTCTTAGCCCGATCCTTTGGATTAAGGCTAAGTTCAGAGGCTAAATCAATTACTTCTGTACTGAGTGTCTTAAATACTTTAGGCAAAGCATCAGCCATCCCATTCTCAATATCCAGCTGAATCTGCTGAATCTTCCTGATGATGGCTAACTGCTTTTCATCCATAGTGCCTAACCTATCTCAGAGATAAGGTTGTTAATCTTATCATTCAAGACCTTGAAGAGTTTAGCATTGCCTGACTTGTTGGCCCTCTCAGCTGCAAGAGATAACTGCTGAATTGCTAAAGGAAGCTTACCAAGGTTATCAGCCTCCATTGCAGGAGTAGAAGCATCACTATCATCCATTAAAGGAACAATGCCTGATTTAATTTCCATTTGTTTAGCCATTGCTAATGCATAAACATCTGCCCTCTGAATTTGCACAGGCTTATCATACCAGGTGGCATCATTATCCACAAGCTGCATGACAAAGGCCGGAAGGTTAGCACTTAGCACATAGTCCTGCGCTGTGCATCCTTGGCTATTAAGCAGCAGAGTTTTCTCATCAATTGTCTTATAAGGCAACGGATCAAGCTGCTTCAATATCTTTAGGTAAATCTGCTGGATTGAGTTTTCTCCATAAAGCTTCTCAACATAATCATCTTCAATGCCTGAGATAATTAGTGGGTCAAAGTTGCCTTGTCTTGCCTTAGTCAGCATCTCGCCTATCATGTCCGTAGTCATGACATCAAAGTCAGTAGGCACAGTAATCTGAGGCAATGCTGCTTTGACCTTATCACTATCCATCAGAGAGGAAGCAAATAGGCTGTTGTACCTTTGGTAAATGATGTGAAAGCAAACCTTGTTATAAACCTGAGCCAGGTGGACAGTCACTGAATAGCAGAAGGTGTTTAGTTCCTTTCTGTCATACTCCTTAGCAATCCCTGATTGAGCAGCTGGAATCTGACCAAGCAATTCCAAGCCAATGGCCTTGAAGCCTTGAAACTCTTTCTGAATAATGTCCTCTTGGAATAACCTAACTGTCTCAGTAGGTCTTTCAATATATCCAGCCGGAGGCACTGGTGGAACAAGTGGATTAGGATTGACTGCAGAGACTCTGTCAATGTTAATCTCCATCAGGCCAAATGGACTGCTTGATGCTCTTCCTGAGCCTTGGCAATCATTACAGCCTACTCTCTCCTCCTTTCTGTTTGTCCGCTGTCCTGTGCCATTGCATGTCTTACAAGGACTCATCTTTAATGCCCACTTCTGAGGCAAGGCATGGGTAGCCCAAAGGATATTTAAATCATCCGTGCGGAATAGTACTTCATTCCAAGCAGGCAAGCAAGGAGCAAGAACTGAATCAAAAACCAAATGTCCATCCTCCTCTTCATAAATAACGCTTCCAACCTTAACAACAGGCAGGTAGGTGAATGTATAAGGGAGAATAAAAACTTGGAACGGATTATCATAAGTGTACTGATTGACTTGCCTAAATAGAACCAAGCCCTCCATTGTAATGCACAAGAATTGATCCCATTTCTTGCGGTTCATGTCCTCATAATCATCAACTTTAATTATGATAAAAGTCTCTTCCTCAAAAATTAAATATTCTGATTCAATTGTCTGAGGGTAAGGCTTTAACCAGTCTAAAGTTGTAACTCCTGCTGGGTTCTTGATGAACTCATCATAATTAGGCAAAACTGCCACAATTGCATTTGCATCCTGAAGATAGGTCTTAAGGAACACATTGAAAGCCCATGTCTCAAGACTGCCGAACTTAGGCAGATTATTCTCAACATAAAACTGCAAAGTGTTATCCTGCAAGCCTATCCTCTCAGCAACTCCAGTCTTTTGGTAGTCACTTTCAAAAGTGATTTTAAAGTCATCAGCCTGCTGAATCTTCTGTAAGAAATTAAAGACTCTGCCTGTGGCTGTGGTTGTTGGTGCTTGCCATCTCTGCCTCCTGTAGTCCTTCATCCAAGGCTCTTCAGAAGGATGTTGAGTATGGAGGAGCTTAGTTGGATACTCATTCTCAAAGTGATACTCAAGCTCTTCAGCCTTCTCCCTGGCACATTCAATGTACTCAAGTTTGCCCTCACGGATTTGTCTGTCCATGAGGGTTGAAAATAGTTGTCCAATAAGCTCCTCCATCTCTAATTAATTATAGTCCGCAAGCAACATTAAGAGTGATTGTCTCTTGACCAAATACGCATCCGTATTCGTTAGTCACAGTCACTATGAAGATGTATGTTCCATCAACATCAGCATTCCATGTAAGAACACCAGTGGTGTTGTCAATTCCAAGTCCAATGGCTGTGATATCATCACTTCCATCTGCTTGCTCAACGGACCAACTCTGCGCAGGTGCGCCGGAAATTGTGCCTATGTTTAATACAGCAGAAAAAGTAACACTCTGAGCAATTGGATCACATCCACTTGTAATAGTGTTGCCAATATAAGTACTGCCTGAACCTCCGGTAAAGCTGATGATGTAATACAAGCCCTCAAGGAAGGTATCAGTATCAAACTCATAAGGCAACGGATTGACTTTAGAAACCCAGTTCACAGTAACCTCAGCCATCTGATAGGTGTTCAGGTCAGCTGTGATGATTGGGTCACCAATTACAGTCACATAATAACCTGAAGCATCCCAAATTCTGCCAGGAGTGAAGTAGTAAAAGTCATAATTCTGAGCCGAGGCAAGAATGTCATTGTAAAACTGAACATTGTTCTGAACTACACCTTGCATATCTTGATATGTCAGAGTATGAGTCTTGGCAAGAGCCTTGGTGTTCTGCATACCTCGGCCTGCTGTTGTAGCAGTGTCAGGCTTTGGCTTCTCTCCTGATGTGTTAAGGACTAGGTAGCCTTCGCCATCAAGGTATCTCTCATAGAGAGCAGCAATCCATGAGTCAGCAGTAGCTTTCTCAACAGATGACAATGCAGCAGACTTCTTTACATAAGCTACTGCAACAATTTTATTTTGGAATTCAGGATCACACAGAAAGTTCTGATAGCATCCTACATCCGGGCAAGTGAGTGAAAATATTGACATGTTATTAACAAGCTAAACAACTTGAATTTTTAGGCTGGAAGCCTTGAAGAAGTGCCGAAAACTTAACCTGAGCCAAGGTTTCAAAAGAGGATTGTGTAGTAAAATCTTGAATGGTGGCAACATCAACATCTCCCTTCACAAAGATTGACTTATTGTTCCAAACTAAGTACGGGTGTCGAGTGGCATCAACGAGCGCAAGCTGAGTCTGTTCATCAATAAAATCTGAATGCAAATCTAATGATAAATCCTGCTTGTTCTGAGGCCTTTTGTGAACTCCATTGGATTGCCTGTATAAGTTTTCTTCAATCACAGGCTTTGCTCCTCCTCCATTTAAGCCAAGCCTAATTCTCTGCTTCCATCCGTTGAAATACTCAAAGCCCTGAGCAATTGAATTATCATTTGCCCAAAATTCAAGGATAGTGGAAAAGCAATCTGAGCCATCAATGTTTATGATATTGCTGAGTGAATAGAGATAGAGGCCTCCTTCTGATTGATTGTAGAAGCCAAGCCTGTAACAGCTTGAAGCAACTGCTGGAATTAAGACAGTGGCTTGAAATTGATTTGTAGGAATTAAATCACAAACACAAGCAATAGCTTCTGAGTCCCATAAGACATCAGTTTCAATTGCCGAAACCTTATTTCTTAAATAGTAAGAATTGCCACAAGCTAAATTTAAGGCAGTAATTGAGAAATTATAATCTCCATCAGTTTCACCCACTGTTATGCCAGCATCTGCTGCAATGAGAATAATGTCTGACATAGTAAGGTCAGGGTCTCCAAATTGTAACAAGTATTGATCTATTAAGATTGGAGCATTAACATCATCCAATATGCTCCATGATAAAACCCCTGATGGAAGCAATGGACTCGCAGGAATGTATGAATTTATTGTAGCCAAATAAGCTGCGACATCAGCAGCCAATAAGGTATAGGACAAAACAATTGAGCAAACATTAGGAGTCGGGCATTCCGACCCTATTGGATCAATTGCCTCACCTATCTGTTGAATCAATTGCCCATCCTGAGTGAACAAGCCTACCAAAGCAGAATCAAGTCCGGTAAGGTTTGCTGAATCTATTGGTACATTAAATTGCCAATTGTCTCCAGGTATTGCAGGCATGGCATAGAACTCAGGACTTACATAGCAGCTATCTGTAAAGTTCACAAACTCCATATCATACCAATCTCCATATAGCCACTGATAGCTTGTCAATGGCAAGTAAGGTAATGGAGTAGTTGATGAATAGTCAATAAAGTAATTAACATCATTATTTCCTGAATCATCAAGAAATCTCTGCCATAACCAAGTCGTGTCAAGCCTGCCAATCATTAGAAAGCTTCTACCGTCTCTGTAGAGTTGCAGATAAATCCTTTGGTATGTCCCTGCAACTATTGATGTCGTAGATGCCCATCCATCAGGCAGAGTGAATGATAGAAAATAGTCTCTTACTTCTGTTGCAACGGTATTAGTAAATGAGAAGTTAATAACCTTCTCCATCAGGCTGATGCAATACCTATCCTCAGCAGTCTGAGCAGCAACATTAAATGTCCTTGCATTCTGCTTTGGCAAAGTATCTGCAGGAAGCCTAACTGGATTGCCTGAAGAATCAATTTGCCAATTCATGCCTCTTGCAAGTCCACTTGTCGCAATGCTACTTATAGCATCATAAGAATAAGGCATCGGGAAGAAAGCTGAACCATTCTGTTCAACTATCTGCAATGCTCTCGAGACTTCTGACTCTACTGCAATGGCAAAAGAATCAAATGTGCCTGAGTAACTGCCGACAGTGAATGCACTTAATGTCGCATTAATGACTAAGTAAGTCGTAGGGTTATATAACCCCGAAACTAAGAACTCCTGAGTATTGTCAATTGCATACAGACTGACATTTCTCACATAAATGTAATACTCTACAAATGGTGGATCGGGCGCAGTCGTGAACACTATCTCAAGGTTTCCAAAATAGGGAGACACATTAAAGACATCCATCTGCTGTCTAACTCCCTGAACCAATTGGCTAACAGTTGTACCAGGATAAAAACCAGGCAGCCATGCAGCAACATTCCCATGCAAAGCATTGATTAGATTGGAAGTGATTTGGTTGTCAGGATAGAACCCTGCATTCCAAGCAGGCTGAAATCGGTAGAATGAATTAGGCATTGGTCAGTGTGTCAATAATCATTTGAGCAGATGTCTGAAGGACTCCGTTGATTGTGGTTTCGTTGGCAACTAAAATAACATTGAAATCATTATCATCATTTAGAAGATTAATTATGCATGCATCACCTTCAATGTAAGATTGTCCGCAGGTAAATTGCTGATCTCTAAATGTCAATAAATTGCCTGAAAAAATTAAATCAGTCATTATGTTGGTGTTGTTGAAATTAGAATGTTTGTCATGTTCCTTGTTGCGGAAGCAGATGCCCACAAAATTAAATATTGATTAACACTCCAATCAATTGTAGTTGTTGATGAACCTATATTTGCAACATTTGTGTAGGGTTGTTCAATATATCTTGTAGTATTACCTGAACCTCCTCCATACAAATTAAAGCCTAATGAGCCACTAAATGCAGCAATCCCTGAATTAAGAGTTTTTGGCCCTGAAACTAAAAGTGCGCCAATTAGCGATGCTGTTGTATTTACTGATAAATTAAGATTTACTGCTGTTGTTGTAATTGTGCTATTTGATTTAAAAAGAATATTAAAAGAATTATTACTACTATATGTCCCAGCAGGTATTAATAATGTTTCAATTATTGTATTCCCTACTATTGGACTTGGAATTGTTGTGGCAGTAGTATTTTTTAAGAATTGTGTAGCAATTGCTCCTCCATTATTTGCCCAGCTAAGGCCACCACTTCCATCTGTAATTAAAACATTGCCTGAACTACCTGCACTTGTTGGTAAAGTCAATGAGTAATCAGAACCCATTGGCTGAGCTTTAAGAGCCACATAGTTAGTCCCACTTCCACTGCCTTCAAGAAGCCTAATCTCTCCTGCACTTGCACCATTGCCAAATGATTTGATGCCAGTAAAGGTCTGAGCAGTTAAATCAACTAATCCTTTTGTGGCTATCGCTGCACTTGGAATGGCAAAGGTGTGAGCATTGGCAGCTGAAGTGATTGTCATGTCACTGCTGCTCATTGTCTGAGTTGCTCCTGTCTGAGTTGGGCCAGTAGTGCCTACCATGCCTGTGATGCCAGTGCCTGCTAAGATGCCTGCTTGCTGAGTAACTGTGAATATAGTTGAGGCAGTTGATGGCGGAGGACTTCCGGCAGCATAAAACTGCATTGTTACTTGAGTGTGGTCACTTGTACTCCAAACTATCTCATAGTAAACTCCTGCCGGAACATCAATTAAGTAATTCCATCCAGTAATAATGTGGCCTTCATTGCCTGCAGATGCTGATCTTCGGGCAGGTATCTGCATAAATCCTGCACTGCCTGGAACATCTGTTCCATTTAGTCGCAACCAAATGGTCACATCATGAGGAAGATTGTCAATATTTTGAAACTGACTGCTAAATTGAAGATTGTAAACTCCTGCGTTAGCAAAGGTTATTCTTGTATCGCTGACAACAGTAACTTGATTGCTGTAATCCAATGTCCTAAACTTCATTGGATAGCCTAGATTACTTGATGAATTAGTCTGAGTAACTAAGTCCTGATACATGGCATAATAACCCAGTGGAGTTGCTGTGGCAGTGTTGTTCAATATGCCTGCTCCTGTAAGAGTTAAGCCTGAGCCAATTGTCACTTCCTGCATTATTCCAGTTCCTGCACTATACCTACCAACAAGCTTATCAGTAGCCATTGAAGTGGTGATTGTGCCTGATGTTGTTATTGGACCTCCTGAAATCAAGCCAGCAGTTGCTACTGATTCAACAGTGCCACTACCTCCTCCGCCTCCTCCACTTATAGCAAAGTATCCAACAATGCGCCAATTACCTCCTCCTTCAGAGACAATCAGGCAGCAATCTCCGGCAGCAGCAGTCTTATTAGT